TAAAAAAGAGCATCTGCAAAATAAGGTGGAAGACGCTGCTCCACAAGTTTCTGTAGCTACTTAAAACAAAAGCTACATCGCTGAAATCGCACTTTCTTTTAAGGCTCTCTTGCACTCTACTAAAAACTAAGATATAAATAAATCACTATACATAAAACAATATTAAATGTAGACGCGTATAGTCGACAACCCCTAGGGACTACATTTATTATATTCTAGGAGGAATATTAATATGGCAAATACTACATTTTCGGGACCGGTAAGATCAGAAGCAGGTTTTCAAGTCGCGACTAAAAATACAACAACAGGTGTTTTTACAACTAGAATGAGTTCAGGTATGCCTGACTTAACTGGTTTAGCAAAAGCAGATGTAGCAACAGGTGCTGGTTTCGCATTTGCAGCAGACACTATAACAATTGTAAACTACACAGGTGCAGCAGCAGCAAGTTGCACATTACCTACAGCAACAGCAGGAACAGTATGTGTTTACATGCAAGCAGTTGACACGACTGGTGGAACTAACACTTTAACTTTCGATGCAGCTGGAACTGATGTTTGGGCTACTGGTTCAGTTATTGAGTCAAGAGCAGGTGGAGAAGCAGATATTGACATCTCTACAGCAGGCGAAACTCAATTAGTTTTTACAGCAGCAGCGGCAGCTACAAACTTGTTAACAACTGGAGGCATGATTGCTTTCATTTGTTACGAAACAGGCACTTGGCATATTGCATCTAAATTAGGTGGTGCGGACGACGCAACTACTGGTGCATTTGCATTTGCAGCGTAATAATTAATTTAGTGTGGGCTTCGGCCCACACAAATTTAAGGAGATTAAAAATATGTCAATAACATCAAAGGTTAGACAATCGGTAGTTCTTACAGCTGACGGTCAGGTACAAAAATTAATACAAGGATCAGCAGCTAATATTGGAAGCGCCAACATTTTATCTGTATTTGCACAAGCTAGTGATGCTGACGCCGAAGTTAAACTTTATAACGAAGCAGATGCTTCTAAAACAGCAGGCAAATTAATATTTCATGGTAAATTTAGCACAGCAGCTAATCATGTACATGAATTTAAAATACCAGCAGCTGGTATATATGCTTCTGATGGGATATATGCAGATCTGACTAACGTAGACTTTTTTTATATAATCGGAACTTTTTAGAGGTAGCCAATGGCGAATACTACTTCACAGTCCTACAGTTTTGACCAGGACTTTTCAATCGATGAAATTATTGCAGATGCATACGAGCGTCTAGGTTTAGTAGGTACAGCTGGTCATCAAATTAAAACTGCAAGAAGATCTTTAAATATTCTTTTTCAAGAATGGGGCAATAGAGGAATACATTTTTGGGAAGTAGGAAACACTAATATTAATTTAGTAGTAGGTTCAACAACTAACGTTGATGCTACAGCCGAAGGATCTGGTGTATATACTTTTTATAGAAATTCTTCTGACGTTCCTGGAGGTGGAGAACCACCACAAGCTACAACTGTTCCAACAGCAAACGTTTATGGTATTTCAGATATTTTAAATGTTACATATAGACAAAATTATAATACAACAAATCAATCAGACACAGGATTAACAAAAGTTGCAAGAGATGCTTATTCAGCAACAGCTAACAAAGCATCTAATGGAACTCCTTCACAATTTTGGGTACAAAGATTTATTGATAAAGTTACAATAACAATTTATCCTTTACCTAATTCAACTGCTGCATCAAATTTTTTAAATGTTTATTATGTTAAAAGAATTCAAGATGCAGGAGCTTACACTAACTCAGGTGATGCACCTTTTAGATTTGTACCATGTATGATTTCAGGATTGTCATATTACTTATCTATGAAATTTGCACCACAAAGAACACAGGAGATGAAGTTGTTGTACGAGGATGAATTAGCAAGAGCATTATCAGAAGATGGTTCTCCAGCTAGCACATACATTACTCCGAAAACATACTATCCAAATGTATAATGGCTAGATTTGCAAAAGGTAGTAGAGCATTAGCAATATCTGATAGATCAGGCGCAGCATTTCCATACAGAGAAATGGTTAAAGAATGGACAGGTGCGTGGGTACATATTTCTGAGTTTGAACCTAAACAACCACAATTAGAACCACATCCTGTAGGAGCAGATCCACAAGGTTTAATGCATGCAAGACCAGCAAGAGTTGAGTTTCCAGTGCAAGATATTTTACCAAACAATCCATTTACTACAACAAATGGATCTCCAACTTTAAGTGTATCTTATCCTTCTAATCAAATTAACGAAGGAACATCCTATGTTAGATTTCAATCTATTAAAGAAATAGTAGGAGGTGTTGCAATTGCAACTTTAGAATTAGAAACTACATTAAACGGAAATATAAGTGATTCGGCCACGACAATTGTTTTAACAGATGCAACTGAGTTTCCAACTTCTGGTTTTATTATGATAGAAAAAATTGATACAACTCCAGACACAACTAATTATGGAAAATATTTAAATGAAGTAATTCAATACACAGGTAAAGCTGGTAACAATTTAACAGGATGCACACGTGGAACAGCTGCACCATTTAGAGGAATAACTCTATCTAATACTACAGCAACTACACACAGCAACGGAGCAAAAGTTTTTGGATCATATTTAGCAACAGCAATTGCAACTACTGTAGAAGTTGGTCCTACATTACCAAATGGAACACAAGCTACAGAAACACAATATAATTCTATAAGAGTGCCTTTAGTATCTAACGCTGGAAGCACGGCAACAGGGGGCGGTTTTCAGTGTACAATTGGACCCGTAAATGATAGAGCTTAATTATGGCATATAGTTATTCAGATTTAACAACAGATATTAGAAATTATACAGAAGTAGATTCTAATGTATTTACTGCTGCTATTATAAATGGATTTCTTCGTAATGCTGAACACAGAATTAATTTAGATTGTCCTATGGATTCAGATAGAATTCAAGCAGAAGCACAATTTGCTGCAGATTTTAATTCTATTACAATGCCCACTGGTTTATTATTTGTTAGAGGTATTGAAGTTTATGATTCAACAACAGCTACTACAGGAGAAGGAGTATGGTTAGAAAGACGTGATCAAACTTTTATTTCAGAATATATTGGAGAATTAACAGGTACTGAAGGAGCTTCAACAGGTCAAGATACAACAGGATTACCAAAATATTACTCTATGTACGGTGGTGCTACTACTGGAACTAGCACAGCTACGTCTGGAGCTGTATATATAGCTCCTACACCTGATAAAAATTACAAATATATTATTCATTATAATGCTATGCCAACTGGTTTAGAGACTAATACTAGCGGAACTTATGTTAGTAATTATTTTCCACAAGGGCTATTATATGCTTGTTTAGTCGAAGCATATGGATTTTTAAAAGGTCCAACTGATATGTTGACATTGTACGAACAGAAGTATAAAACTGAACTACAAAAGTTTGCAGCAATGCAAATTGGAAGAAGAAGA